GTCGCCTCTTCCTGCTTGGCGCGCTCCTGTGCCTCGCGCTCGTCGCGCTCCTTGAAGAGCCTGGGAACCTTCTCCAGCTCCTCGCGCGCGGCCTTCAGCTCCTTCTCGAGCGCGTCGATGCGCCGCTCGGGCGCTGTCTTCTCCACGAAGTCGCGAACCACCTTGCTCGGGTCCTCGACATGCTCGAGCGGGTTGCCCTTCTCGCGGGTCTCGCGCCAGGCCTTCAGCTCGGCCAGCTCCTTCTGCAGAGCGGCGATGCTCTCCTTCTGCGCCTCGACGGCGGCCCTCTCGGCCTTGAGCTGCGCCGCCCGCTCATCGAGCCGCCGCGCCTTCTCGCGCAGCCCCACCCGGTGCTTGGCGAACTCGCTCAGCTCGCGCGCGGTGGGCTCCTGCGGCGGCGCGGCCTCGGAAGCTACGCCCGGGGCCACTCCCGGTGAAGAAGGGGGGGTTCCGTTTGCGGTCTCGGGCGCAGCTTGCGGGGTCGGGTTTTCGTTAGGCATGGGTCCTCAGGCGGCCGCGGGTTGCGGCGTGGGTGGCGGGGCTGGCGCGGGCGCGCCGGGCGGGGCGACGCCGTTCTGCATGGCGCTCGCGGCGGCAGGGCCGAGCGTTGGGGTGACCTGCGCGGCGGCGCCCTGCGTGGCGGGGGCAGGCGGGGGCGTTTTCATCTTGATCGCCGTCGCCTCGAATTGCCGCAGGAGGTTCAGCTTCTCGTCAGGCGTGCCCTTCTTCGCGGCGTTGCAGTACATGTCGCGCGCGATCACGATGGCCTCTTCGAGGTTCATCATCGGGTCAGGCTCGAAGGGGATGCCGTCGACAAGCATCTGGCCGCAGACCTTCTCGACCCACAGGCGCGAAGCCTGCTTCATGCGCGTCTTCTGGAGCATGTCGGGCATGCCGACGATCTCGAGGATGTCCGCGCCGTCGAAGTCCGCGCCGGGCAGCTTCGCCAGGTCGTTCGCGAGGTCGATCTTCCCGCTCGGCGTGCCAGGGAGCTGCGAGGTGGGCGCGACGCGAAGCTCGTAGCCGTCGGGGTCGTCGAGCTTCTTCCAGTCGATGGTCTCGAAGCCGTCGTCGGCGAGCGCGCGCACCTCATAGGCGCCCTCCTCAGACAGCTCCTTCGCCGCATCGGTGACGAGCTGCCCGCCGAGGCGCACGTAGTCCTCGAAGCGCTGGCCCTTGTCGAGGAGCGTCTCGGTCTGCTGGTCGGCGTAGACGCGCTGCGCTTCGCCGCTGTTCACGCCCTGGGGCTTCTGCGCCTGCGCTGCCTGCTGATTGATGCCGGCGATCTCGTAGTACTTCTGCACCAGGTTCCAAAGGTGCTGGTAGACCTCGGGGCTGATGATGGTCGGCGGCTCGTAGCGGGGCGGATTGCCGCCCGTGTACTTCATAATGCGCGACAGGTCGTTATTGATGTGCTGGACGACGACCTTGGAGCCGGTCTCCACGAGCCAGTGTCCTGTGATGAGGTGGTGGCCGTTCTGGATCTGCCGCACCAGCTTGTTGATTTCGGCGGCGATCGTCTGCCCCAGCTCGACGAGCCCCTGGCCATAGAATCCCTCTGGCGGCTCGCTCCACTTGTAGTGGCAGAAGGGCACGGGGCGGTCCCAGTGCGTGGGCTCCCATTCCTCGTCGAGGATCGTGCAGTTCTCCACGCCGATGACGCGGCGCCCGTCCTTCGCGCCCGGGCCGCTCGGTAGGCGCCAGCCGTACTCGACGCGGATGCGGTAGCCAACCTGCTGGTAGCCGAACTCCGCATCCTCGTCCTTCATGCCGCTGAGGGTGCCGACCTTGCCGGCGATGAAGTCGCGGTCGCCCTCTGCGATGTCCAGGAGCTCCCGGCAGAACTTCCCTTCCTTGATGGCCCACGCCATCGCGAACTTGTCGTGGTAGCGCACGCCGTAGAAGCTGCGCTGGGTGCCGTAGAGCACCTCGCCGTCGTCGACGATGTACTCCCAGGGGCGCCAGCGCTCGACGCGCACTTTCTTGTGCACGTGGTCCGCATCGATGCACGTGCTCCCCGTGCCGTAGATGCAGCCGTCGCGGCCCCCCAGCGTGAACTTCCCATACGCACCGGCGTTGTAGAACGCGCCCTCGACGCCGAGCTCCAACTTCTTCGCGTTCTCCTGCTTCTCGGGTCCGCCCCCCTCCGTTGCGTATGTGAGCCGGGGCTTGCTCTTGGCAAACACGCGGCTGGTCACCGCGTCGACGACGTTGCGCGAGACGTTCAGGCCGATGGTGCCGCGCTCGCCCGGGGCGCTGCGGATGTACGCGTCCACCACGCTGCCGCCGGCCGCCGGGGGATTCGCGCCGCCGTACATCGCGCCGTAGAGGAGCCATTCGCGCTTTCGATCCTGCGTCCTCTGGATGTAGGTGATGCAGGCGTGGAGCTTCTGGTGGGCAATCTCGTCCACCTGGTCGATCGCGTCGTCGGGGCGGCGCCACCAGAGGCGCTCACTCGTGCCCAGCTCGGCGGCCCCCATCAGTCGAACACCGCGGGGTCCACGAGGCTGTCGATGTACTCGAGCGAGAAGCCGTCGCCGACGCCCAGCTTGTCGCGCACCGCCTGGCGCGCGGCCTCGATGCGGGCGTCGCGGCGCAGCTTCGACAGCTCCGCCTTCTCCTCGGGGGTCTCGGCGTTCTCCAGCTCCTGCAGCCGCGTCGGCTTGGGGCCGAGGACGACCCCGAACGCCTGCACCGCGCCCTCCTTGCGCATCGCGGCGCAAAGCTCGCGGAAGTCCTGCACGTTCTCGGGATAGGCCATGCCTCCCCGAGGGTGGTGCGGACTAGGGCGTGGGCGCCACTTTCACACGGACGGCGTCATGCGCCGTAGCTCCAGTCGACGCTCTCCTCCGTGGTCGCCAGCTCCTCCAGGCGGTCCGCCATGGCCTCGATGTGGGCGGTGGTGCCGGGCTTGGGGCCCTCGACCTTCGGCGTCTCGTGATAGTTCGTGGCCGCGCGCCAGCCGTAGAGCGTGCCGTCGCTGCAATCGGCGGGGAAGCCCTCGGCCTCCTTCGTCCGGTCCTCGTTCCAGGGCAGCATCGGCCACTCTTCGAGCAGCTGCTTGCAACCGGCCTCGACGATCTTGATGAGGCCGCGGCTCATCGCGCCGTTGAATAGGTCGATGTAGCCGCGCTTATTGTGCTTCTCCGCGGCCTCGACGGGCACGCTGAACCGCCGCCGCGCCTCTTCTGCGTACGCCGAACCGCCATGTCCACCCATGTCGGCCACCACCTTGTCGAAGTGGTAGACGCGGTCCAGGCCCTTCGCCTCATCGGCAGCATCCGGGGGCAGGCACCCGCCACGCTTGTAGCTCTGCAGGAGGTAGACGGTGGGGTCGTGGTCATTCCACCCGAGTACGTTCCATGAGCAGTTGTCGTGGAATCCGTAGTCCATCCCGAGCACGTGATAGGTGCACTTCCAGTCCTTCGGTGGCACGAACAGGTTGCGCACCGAGTCGAACGCTCCGTACACGCGCCCGAAGACGCCGGCCAGGAACTCGCACTCGTACTCCTGCTGGTAGGCCGCGCCCAGCACGACGCGCTCCGCAGCCAGAAACTCCGGCGAGACGCGCGGCACCTGGTCAGCGCGCACGAGTACGCGGCGGAAGCCCTGCGCCTCGGCATTGCTCCACGCATCCCAGTAGTGCCCAATCTTGCCCTTCGGCGTGCCGGCGAGCACGAGCTGGCCGCGGCTGACGGCGAGCATGGGGCGGCACGCGATGTATAGCGCATCGTCCGCGTCGCCCGCCTCGTCCTCGATCAGCAGGTTGACGGCCGAGAAGCCGCGAATCGTCTCCTCGCTCGATGGGAGCGACACGATGCGGCTGCCGTTAGCGAGCTCCAGGCTGCGCTTGTTGTCCTCGACCAGGGCCGGCGAGAGACCATGCGGAAGCGCCTTCAGGTAGGCGCGCACCTTGCGGAATAGCTCCCCGCTCTGCCGGTCCGATGGGCTGATGAGCAGTATGAGCTGCGCTGGGCGCGACACGGCGCGGTAAAGGGCGAGCAGCGCGCACACGCTGGACTTGCCGCACTGCCGCGCGACGTTGAGCAGCATGTGGTCCTCGGAGCGCAAGACGTCCTGCTGCCATGGGTCGGGCTCGATGAGGAGCCGGGCGAAGGCAAGCGGGTCGCTCAGGCTGCCGACGGCCGCCCTGCGCTGCATCTCCGCGGCGGCCTCGGTGGGGTCAAGGCGGGGGTGAGGCAAATCTCCTCCGCACCGAGCGGATCGATTCCTCCAGCTCTGCATGCATGGCGCTCTGGATCGATGTGTCCCAGGCTGCAGAGATCGCGGTCCTAATGGCCGCTTCGAGCTCGGCGGTCTGTTCGGCCAATACCTCTTTGGCGATCTC